GTCATTGAGCCTACCTGCAAGGAAGAGGGTCGCACCGAAATCTACTGCACCGTCTGCGGTGAAGTGAGCACCGTTCTCTCCACCACGCCCAAGAAAGACCATACTTGGGATAACGGTGTTGTTACCACCGAGCCTACCACTGAGCATGAGGGTGTCAAGACCTACACTTGCACTGGCTGCGGCGAGACCAAGACTGAGTCCATCGCTCGTCTGCCCGCAAGTGCCAAGGTAGCTGCAAACCCTATCGTAGCCGGGACTGAGCCTGTTGTCGAGGTTCCGGCGCAGGAAATGAGCGCCGAGAGCATCAACGCCGAGACCTATGTCGCAGAGACTCCGGTTGAGTCTGCTGTACCTGCTGAAACTCCTGCCGAGCCCGTTGCTCCTGTTGAGCCCACTGTACCTGCTGAGACTCCTGCCGAGCCTGCCGCTCCTGTTGAGTCTGCTGAGACCGAGAAGTCTGCCGAGACTTCCGAGGACAGCACCGACACCAAGCAGGAAGATGCCGACATGCCTAAGGAGACCGAGGCTGAGGTCGTAATCGTTGAGGGCGCAGCGGAGTAAATCTCCCGTTTCCAACACTACAACATAGGTCCGCAAAGACCTGAATCTATCGAGGCTTGCCGGGAAACTGGCAAGCCTTTTTTATTGCCAGGCAGACCCGCATGGTGCTGCTTACGAGCCAAAGAAAGGTGATACAAATGATTGATTACATTGAAAAAGCAAAGGCGTTCGCTATGATGGCGCACAAGGGCCAGACCGACAAGGCAGGGGAAGACTACTTCACGGCGCATGTGGCCGTTGTCGCAGACGGCGTTGAGCCTGACCCGCTGGTGAAAGCTGCCGCCTACCTGCACGACACAGTGGAGGATACCGGCACCACGATAGATACCATCAGAGCGGAATTCCCTCAGGAAGTGGCTGAGGCGGTCTCTGTACTGACTCGGAAAAAAGATATGACCTACGCAGAGTATATCTGGCGTGTTAAGCAAAACGACATTGCCGTCAAGGTAAAACGCGCAGACCTCGTCAGCAACATGGACCTTAACCGAATCCCGTATCCTCTCACAAGCAAAGACCTTGCGCGAGAAGCCAAGTATCTCCGCGCCTACAAGATGCTTGATGGCAGAAAGACAGTCTCTGCCGTAAACCCCTATGCTCTGTATGACTATCTCATTACCTGCGGATGGGAGAATGACCCTACTGAGAATTCCGCATCCGAATCTCCCGTTCTGAAAGCGCCTTCAGGCTCCTACAAGGTGCTGGTTCCCCTTGATATGCAGCGCACAGACTACGAGCAGCGCCTCAGAGACGCTCTGGAAACGCTTTGCTTCTTCGAGGCGGCACCGATGTGCGATATCCTCGAAACGCTCTTATACTGGACGCCAGCACCCGCAGAGAGCAAGTCCTGAGTCGAGAAAACGCCATTTTAGAAACTTGCAAAGACTCGCGTTTGTGTTGCTGTTGTTTTTGACTGTTTTCTGACGAGGAAGATTCAGCGCTGATTCGCGCCAGACAAATACGACAAGCAAGCGCACAAAATGCGACTCGCTCAGATGTTAATTGTTTGTGAATCATACTTGTACTCACTACAAATCTGCATCAGAATATGGTATAATACAATCATAAAAACAGCGATAAAATGTGATATTCGCTGCAAAATCAAGCCATGCAACTGTCGTCTGTTTTCGTGGGCGACATACCATGCTCCAGTGGCGGAATTGGCATACGCGGCGGCTTCAAACCCCGTTTTTCTCCGGGTTCGACTCCCGGCTGGAGTACCAAAAATTCTAAAATCGGTTTTATAGGAGTGTGTCCATGAACATCATAAACGCTGTGACCATCGGAAAACTCATCGCCGCGCATCGTGAAGGTGACGAGGAAAAATTCAGGGCTTATGTCGAGTTCATTGCCGAAGCCTATGAGCAGCAGGGAAATGACCGTGCCGCTAACATCATCCGCAGTAACTATACCGGTGACTATGGCGAGCAGGGAAAAGTCGTTCTGGATGAAGCAACAGAACAGACTAAATACTACGAGACAGGCTGGTACGAACCCGAAATCTTAGGCTCTGGTGGTTCCTATCGCGGAATTACAAAAGCAAACTCAGAAGAAGACGCGTTGCAGCGACTGCAAAAACACGCCGCAAACTATGCACAGCGAATCACCTTATATAAAAAAGACGGAAAAACCGTAAAACGGGAAATTGCTGAATACGACCAGTTGGTAAAAGAATGGAGAGTTATTTGATGAAGTGGAATGTGTTTTCTCTCGAAGCCGTTAAAGAGGCATTAAAACCCAAGTTTGTGTTGGAGAAAGTCCGCTATGTGACGGACGACGAAGAGTACGGCGAGGGCGAGTCTACGCGCTTTGTTTTCCGCAATGTAGAAGAGATGCCGGAAATCGACTATATTAAGCGGACCATCTGCACATTCATTCAGGACACCTACATTCACTTCAAGGACAAGAGCCTCAAGCCGATGCGCCTTTGGCAGGATAATCTCAACGAAAGCGAAGACCATATCCGTTATTCCACGAACAGCCTTGTGTCGCCGACGCTGGAACTCATTGGCGAAACATACATTTCTGACGAAAGCTACACACACAAGTGGCTGGTAGCCCAAGGAGGAATTGAACTTCTTGAGAGAGCGTCCATCACCATCGACGTAGATGTCATCTATGCCTATAACAATGTCGATAAGGTTGAGAAAAGTTCCGAAGACGGCGAAGTACATGGCGTTCTCATCAACAGTACAATGTATCTGCGTGAATCGGAAATCAAACAGGTTGCTCGGCTTATCAAGGACGAAAAGCTCCGTAACCGCGTATTGACGCTGATGCGCTCTCATCGCCGCATTGTGTCGGCTCCCGAAAAAGAGAATCGCAATATTCGGGAAGTTGCTTCTGCGCAGATGCTGAGTCAGGAGTAATCGATGGAGCATAGAATTTCAGAAGTCGGCGCTCAGATGCTCAAATATCAAGAGCAACTCGCCAGAGATTATGGATACAAGCCTATCCCACGCACCTTTTTCTGCGATGTGAGAGCCGAGTTTCAAAAGGCATTGCCGGAATGGTGCAATGTGTCCGGTGACACGATTTCGCTCGAAACCGCTGATGGCACAGTCATTACCAACGGGTACAACCGTATCGTGATTGGTGACTATGGTGCATTTGTTGAGTTTTCCCGCGTCCAAGCCTGTATGCGCCGCCTCAAAATCAAAGAAGGGCAAATGTATCGCGCAAAAGACCCTCGCTATGCTGAGCATGTCAAATATCTCTGGCTTACGGCAGATGATGGTTCGAATGTGAAGGTGTACGACCAGAAGCGTCCGGTAGAATATGCTGACTACATGCCGGGGATGCTGTATGTTAGTGTGTATGAGGTTTTCCCGACCAAAGCCACCAAATAAGAGAGGCTCTTATGAAAAGCATGCAGCCGAAAATTGGCGACACTCTCTGGGGCGTCTGGGAACATCGGTACTACAACGAAAAGCGGCTCGTTGAACTGGAATATGTTGTATACCCTGTCAAGATTACCAGATTCTTTAAGGGAAAATATGTCGCTGCGCATTGCGTCGGTGTGGATGTGGATGGTCACACCACTGTCCACTGGATTGCGGTCAAAAACATCGGTAAAACGGCGTTTTATAATCAGACTGATGCCGCCAAGCATGCCGAGGCGATGTCGGATTACTATGACAAGCACTACGCTTTCGGAGGTACACCAATTAGGCGAACACAGTGGGAGCATTTTCTTGAGAAGGACTAGGCATGGGCAAGCACAAGAATAAAAAGCGCACACCGATAGGTTCACTTCCTCGAATCCTCGCGTCTTGGGCGCAGATAAGCCAAAAAACTCAACCTCAAGTTGATTGCGGCATGAAGTAGCACAAAAACAGGAGCAGATATGAGTTTACGCGGAGAGCCCTTGTTTGAGGGACTGAATTTCAAGGAATTGTTTGGAAAAGAACTTATTGTCGATAAAGTGTTTTGGAGTTATGACGGCATTTCGCTGCTCTGCGTATGCAAGGATGAGGACGAAAAATTGTATTTCTGTAACTGCACAGAAGTGCGAAGCGAAGAACGATGGGTCCTGTATCCGGCGACGAAGCAGCAAATCGAACAAATCGTCAGCAAAAGCAAGACCCCGGCCGAAGTATTCCGTGAAAGCGGTATTGTGTATGTGTATACCATCGGCTTGGATACAGACCAGGGAATATTGAGAGAACTGGCGGTCAATGAATTGCCGGATGCAGACAGACTTCCGGAAGGAGCGTATTTGTGATGAGCAAGCACGAACTCGGTGCAGACCGCGTTCTTCACGAAGGTGCTGGCTATCGTGATAAGTATAAGTTTAAGAGTCAGAAGCCGCCAGTTGGCAGCAGGGAAAATCCGTCCAACCCGAAGCAAGAGGGGACAGATGCGGTGTACATTTCCGATACCGCAAGATGGGTGAAAAAGTAAACCACGGGTTGATTGACCAAAACCACAAAAGTGGTATAATGTAAACAGAACGAAACGAAAGGAGACAACCGAAGATGCTGTGCAAGACTGTTAATGCCATGTCGTTTGCTGAGTATAGTTACGAATCTGAATTCGAGTCCTACGAATCCAGCTTTGTTTCCTATACCCATCGACAGGCAAAAACAGACCTCGAACGGCTGCGGTGCGTCTTCTGACGGCATTTGCATTCCGAACGCTGCTTGTCGATTCATTTCGGCAGGCAGCGTTTTTTGTTGCCTGCAGTACAGAAAGGCAGCGAAAGAAAATGAACGTTCCTACTATCGATATCGTGCAGACGGGTGCCAATATCAAGGCGCTGCGAAAAGCAGCAGGCATCAAGGTCAAGGATGTGGCAGACACGCTCGGCGTATCCACGCAGGCGGTAGCTAAATGGCAGGCAGGCACTGCACTTCCTACCATCGACAACCTTGTGATTCTCGCCGCGATGCTCGATACGAAAATTGATGACATCCTTGTCATCGCATAAACCCTCGCCGCAGGATTGCGGCTATATGGCCGAATAGACGAATTGGTTAAGTCGCAAGCCCTTCAAGCTTGAGAGTATGGGTTCAAGCCCCATTTCGGTCACCATCTGCTTCTGTAGCTCAGTTGGTAGAGCAGTAGGTTGAAGCCCTATGTGTCGCTGGTTCGATTCCAGCCGGGAGCACCATCATGTGCCGGTATGCAAGTGGTTAAAGCAAACGGTCTGTAAAACCGCTCCGTTACGGTTCGTAGGTTCGAATCCTACCCGGCACACCATAAGGCCCCTTCGACAAGTTGGTCCAAGTCGCCAGCCTCTCAAGCTGGAGTCGGCAGTTCGAGTCTGCCAGGGGTCATACAAGCACCCACAATGAGATAGTAAAGTTTAGAGTTCGGTAGTCAACTTTATTGTTTAACAAAACGGGTGCAAATCTGCAGAGGTCGCCTAACGGTATGGCAACGGATTGCTAATCCGTCGTCGGCTAACCCCCGGCTTGCGAGTTCGAATCTCGCTCTCTGCGCCATATGCTCATGTGGCCGAGTGGTCGATGGCAGCGGTCCAGAAAACCGCAGGTGAGAAATCGCCCGAAGGTTCGAATCCTTCCATGAGCGCCACTGCCTCTAAAGTCTCCGATTCCAGTCGAGGATTTTAGGGGCACTTTTTGTTTGTATCTTATTTGTTACGAATCAGCGTTCATGGTTGTACCGAATACACATTTGTGGTATAATGCTAATAAAGTAACGGAGGTGCGCCATGATTTTCGAAATGACCGAAAAGCAGTATCAGCTGTTTTTGCATGTCATGCAGGTGATGCAGACATTCTACGGCAATGATTTTTCTTCCATCTGCAAAGAGGTAGGTGACGCCTACGGTGTGCATGATGCCGATATTGAAAAGGCGCATACGATGTTCACGGATTTCAAGGTCACCGCTCCCGTACCTTCCATGCAAAACGCAGCGAAGAAGATTTATCATACTGCGCTCTCGGCAACGGATATCGCGGTAGGGAACAGGGAAAACCCGTATACTAAGCGCATCGACATGAACGAAAGTGCTTGGGTAAAAGCCACTTCCATCCTCGATGCGTATTCCAGAATCCTTATGGGACAGTTCAGCATCATCTATGAAGTTCTCGATATAGCTGATACCGATAATAAACCGCAGCTGCAAGCGTATCATGACGCTCGTTGGGGCGGCGTTGGTATAGCAGAAGCCCGTGACCTTCTGATTCCGCAGCTGAGAAAACTCAGGGTTGGCTGGAATGGTAATTTCGGTATCTCAAACGTAGGGCTTACCTACAACAGCAAACTCGCCTATGAGATGCTCAAAGCGATTCTCTATGTGTGCGGACAGGGGGATGGCACGGTTCTGAAGGTAACAGACGAGCCGTTGATGTTTGCGCCCGGGAAATCGAATATCCGAGCGTTGTAAAGTGTTTTTGAAAAGGAGATTCTCATGAAAGCGAACTACAAGGTCGTAAACAACCGTCAGGCACAGCTGAAAAAGGTCATTCAGGATTTTGAGCCTACGGGTGCTTGTGCGTTCCTCATGTTCCGCTACTATGTAATGCAGATGATGGCCGAGTCGGAGGCTGCGGGTGGACTGGGTAAGCTGCTCAGTGATTCCGCTGAACTACGAATCAGTGATAATGTCGATGGGTTCTTCAACAACGCAAGAGAAGAAGCCATTTCGAACTATGTTGACCCTGATGACGAATCCGAGAATGTCACCATCCACTTCGATGGCACCCTGGAAGAGTTCGCCAAAAAATTCGAGTCGTGCGTTCTCGTGGCTATGGCCAGCAACTTTGAGCATGCCTTCCTCGATTTTTCGGACGTGACCGGCATTAGCCGCAGCCACTTTGAATTGGCTGTCGCAAAATTTATGTCCGAGTACGAACGGACAGAGGGAAAAGTCGATAACTTTTGGAATGATGATGAATATGAGGACTGACGAATCATGACTTCTCTCGAAAATGCACTTGCAGTAAACGGCGGTAAAGCGGTCGTCATTTCGATTAAGCGCGAATGGCTTGCTAAAATCATGTCCGGTGAAAAGACGCTCGAAGTCCGCAAATCCCGCCCTTGGGAAATCTCGTTTCCGTTCGCAGTATTCTGCTATGAGACGAAGGCAAACGGCGGCGCAGGGAAAATCATCGGCGCGTTTACCTGCGAGGGCATCGACCAGCTGAACTGCCTGACGGGGCTTTCTCCCTATTATGCGGACGGCGAGAAACTGTCTGGGATGGCGGATAAGTTTATCCGGGAAAGCTGTATCAATATTGCCTCGCTGTTCGAGTACGGCAACAAAACCGGCATGCTTTACGGCTGGAACATCTCAAGTGTTCGCAAACTTTCCCTGTCCCTGCATCAGCTGCACCTGAAACGCGCCCCGCAATCGTGGCAGTACATCAACCTGAACGCAGACGATATCGAAAGCGTAGCTGCCGCCAGCGAGTGAGCAGGAAGCGTAGCTGCGAAGAAATTGGCGAAGTCGAAAGCGTAGCTGCATCTTAAAATCCCCCTTGCACAGTTGTGCGAATCGAATAGAATAGTAAGTGCATGATAGATACCATCTTCTGATTCCCCATACCGGTAGATTCACAATCTGTTATGTGCTTAGAGCAGACTCTCGAAATGAGGGTCTGCTTTTTTATTTCGATTACAGAAAAGGAGGTAAACCTTGAATACAAAAACATTTACGAAATTTGCAAAAGCAGCCGAAAACTGCCGCTACAAGAACGATTTTCAGTTTGATTTGGTGCAGTGCGAGAAAGCGTATCAAATGGGCGGCGAGATGCGGATTGAAGCCGAATGCTGGCTGAATCTCTTTGAGAGCCTTGAAGAAGACGACATCAAATCCTATGTCAAGTCGGTCTATAGGCCAGGAGACCTTGACCCGTTTCGCAAGAAACTGCCGAAGGAGTAAGTCCCATAATGCAGATACTATTCCATCTCATGGCGGATACCGGATGCTTGCCGGACAAGGTCGTTCCGCAAATTCCTACGAATCGTATGAAGGGGGAGGACCAGAAAACACCCAGAATCTGTACCGGATACACGCTGGATGACTGCCTGACAGGCATCGGTATCCCGCATTTCATATCGAGTTTCCTGCTATCGGAAATTCGGCAGGGGAGAAGCGCGAAAAACGCCGCCGATGCGATGCTCCTGCCGTTCGTCGGAAGACTGTATTGTGTCGAGGATAACAACCCAGCACTGATACTGGACGATAAGACAAAGTATTTCGTGGAAGATTCCGTTGTCACACACGAATGCTGGCTGACGGAGTACATCGACCCCATCAAAACGGAAAAACTGTGGCTCGTGGACGGTGAAGTTCGGTTCATACCGTTTTCGCATAACGGCAAACAGTACGAATACCCTGTCGTTCTCGATTCTCAGTGGTCTTCGATTCCGATGCAGCCCGCTCCTGAATTCCGAAAATGCCTTCTCGATGTTACTAAGAAATGGCTTGAGGAAGAATAAGATGCGGGAAATGTGCCGTGAATAACAACACTGAAATGCAAAATCACACACAAAACAATGGCGGAGTCTTTTTCGGAAGACTTCGCCTTTTTTTGTTTTTCTCTTGCGTATCCTTGCGAACGGCATAGAATTGGTATTGTACGATAGATAACATTCTACACAGCCGAATCTTTCGGGCGTACAACATTCACAATTCTGTTTTCAAATTAGGCAGACTTACCATTCGTGGTAGGTCTGCCTTTTTGTTTTCAGAAATCCGTATCCATCTTTTTGAACGCGACTGCAAGGAGGTCCGCTATGTTTCATCGCAATTCCAAGAAAAACACACGCTTCGCCATCTATGCCGGTAACCCAGGCTTTTCCGGTATGGTTATCTGCTCCGATTTTATCGGGTATGTGGATGCCCCGACACTTGGAGATGCTTACGAGGCTGCGCATCGGTATCTTGCCAACAGCGGATATACCGGCATCGTGGTCCGTGAAGCTTGATGTTTTTCTGACAACCGAACATTTATCACATCCCGCCAGACAGCTATTGTCGGCGGGAACTTTGATTCAAAGGAGTAATCACAAATGAAAATGAACGACAAACAGAAATTCTATGCCGGAACCACCGCTTTTGTGCTCAGCGTCATCACCATCATAGGCTGCTTAGCCTGCTTTTTCTCGACGCCTGCGTATGCCGCGCCGGTAAAGTCATCTGATGATGATTCCGATATCGAGTATGTCACGCCGTTGGAGGTTCATCTTCGTGAACTTGACGCTCAGCCGCCTTTCACGCCGGTACTGCCTGTACCTGAGCAGGAGGTGACCGAGACAGAGCCTGAATCTGAGCCTTCTGTCGAGACGGCAGAGACTGCTCAGGAACTGGCAGAAGAACCTGTGACTGACACGGTTCCTCAGAACCTTTCTGACAATGAGTACGCCATCTATACGGCGTTGCGGGATGCAGGTCTTTCTAAGGCCGGCACTGCAGCTGTGATGGGGTGCATGGCAATGGAGAGCGGGCTTCGCGTTACTGCCGAGAATCCGAACGATGGAGGCTATGGGCTTCTGCAATGGACACACGGCCGTAAGACGAATCTCTTGAACTGGTGCTATGCATCGGGTCTGGATGCAAGTTCCGTTTCCGGTCAGGTCCAATTCTTTGTCCATGAGCTCAATACCACCTACAGTCAGGCAGCGGGGTACTCGTATCCGGTATACGAGACACTCACCACGAGTGACAGTGTAGAAGATTGTCTTGCGATGTTCTTCTCGCACATGGAAGCAGGTGTGAATGTTCCTATCTCGTCCAGCAAGGTCTATTGCGGGAATCTGACCACCTTACAACTCTACAACAAGCGGCTGAACGCTGCTTACAAGTATTTCTAAAAAATGAGGCGATTTACTATGACAAACACTGCGTATAAGACTCGAAAACTACTGTCTATGCTCTCCTGTGCCGAGAAGGAGAACGACGGTCTGATGCTGACGCATAACCTGCAAAACATGCAGCGCAACGGCAAGCAGACGGGCTGTTACGGACACATCATGAATATCCTGAACGGAAAATGCGTGTATGTGACCACAGAACGGTCCTGCTATCAGCCGATTGCCGACAAGAATATGGTTCGCTATGCCGCCGATATGAAGGATTACTCCTCTGTATCGCTCGGTGCCAAGGGCCGCAACCAGTTCGTTACCAATGATGAGTTGGTCGGAAAAATCGTTGACATGCTTCGCTAACCGGAGCAAGAAAAGGAGTATCGCCATGAACAGAATCATCTATACCATCTTCAAAACCTTAGCCGCCCTGTTTGTTCTCTTCATCATCCTGAGCATCAGTGCTTTGGCACAGTCCTTCACGCTGCACAATATTGCGCTGCTCGTGTTCAGTGTCATCTGCCTGAACAAATGCTGCGGCATCCTGTTAAACTAAGGAGAAAAAATCATGAAGAATAAATACAAAGTTGTTGCCTTGGTTCCTATGGAGTTCTCTGTTGAGGGAAACTCCGATTCCAAAGAGGCAATCGAATCCGTCAAAAACATTTTCAAAGCGTGTCGGGATGATAACGACTACGCGGACATCGTTTTTGATGGTATCGAAGAGTCACTTCGTCACGACAGTATCGAGTACAAAGTTGAAGCCGCCCAGCCTGAACCTGAGGTGAAGGCAAATTCCGATATCCGTTCTGTTGCCTCCGATATCTGCGACGTCTTCGAAAACTATCTCGATGAAAACGGTGTCTGTATTGTGTGTGACGATGCAGACGAGGAACAAGACCGAAAAGCAAACGAAAGCGGCGCAATGTTGTATGGCATGGAATATTGGCATCTTGTCGAAGATGTCGAGTTCCGTGTGAATCATATAAATGCCCAATACAAGCTGTTCACCGTCTTTGATATTGTGGAGGCATTTGATAAACTTCTCATTTCCAAAAAGCTTGGTGACTTTGTACCGAGCGGCGAAAATCGTTACCGTTTGTATGAAAAAATCCTGAGCTGTCTGCGTTCTGTCAGGGAGGAATTGTAATGAGTACGAAAGGTTGGAATAGCCTGAAACCCATCACAGCCCCTGACCAGATGCCCGCACCCATCCACTGGAATCCGATGAGCGATGACTGGAAGCGATGGATTGACAGCCATCAGGTATACAATGTTGAATCCGGGTTTTCCAAGGAGATGCTCGATGCCATGAAAGCATTGCATGACAAAATTCTCAGCTTCGGCGGAGATGAGGTCTGCATGACTGCATACGACGAAGACGCCGTAAAAACGCTCAGTCGGGGGCAGTTCTTCTATGGCAGCAGCTATATGCGCAAAGGTCAGCCCAGTCAATGTCACGCGAATTCCGCTTATCTTTGGGATGCAAACCGTGGTCACTGCTCTATTGCGACCGGGTATGCTCTTTCTGAGGACGGGCTTTGGCGTTGTCATTCCTGGGTCGTACAGCCCCGGAGTCGCACGATGCGCGTCTGGGAAACGACCGTTAAGCGTGTGGCGTATTTCGGATTCGTGATGAACGATACCGAATGCCAGGAGTTTTTGGACAACAACACCTGACTACAGAGGGGTCATTTGCGTGAACGAATCTAACAATATCCAGAAGTTATCTGAATACGGCATGATTGCTCCGGACGGAACGTGGTATCCTTGCGAGTTCGGAGAACATGCGGCTCTTGCGGGGCGCATCATCATGCAAAACAGAATACGCCTGAACCTCTCTGATAAGGAAGTCTTGGACATGGCCTATGATTGGAGCGGGAAAGGTCTCGATTACCTGTACCGGCGCGGCTGGATTGCGGTTCGTAATCCGTCTTTGGGAAAAACATTTCTCGATATGGACGCCACAAAAACCGCCACGTAGGCGCAGGTGAACACCGTTTTCGATTACATCCACAAATATGAACGCTATGACATGGATATTTCCAAGCTCACAGCGTTCTAAAAGGGGAATTGAAATGAATAATACTATGATTCCGATTTTACCGGAACTGAAATTTGCGATGAAGCAGGTAACAAAACAATATCAGTCGGACTTTGACCTCGACACAAAGGTCATTCAGAAAGCCGCAAAGGAAGCGAAGGCCGACGGTAAACCTCAGACATTTCTGTGGTTTTGCCGGGAAAGCGGGACCTACATTGCGCGGGAATCTAACGCGTATTTGAAGGAATCGCCGATGTACATCTCCTACAACTACTACGCGGACCAGCAGAGACGGGAAGCGAAAGGCATCAAGGCGTACGTCGTCACCGTTACGGGACTTGATGGCAGAAAACCCTTGGGGTTCGCAACGCCCATCGACTATTTCAAGGAATGCGAGCGGCAGAAACGGTATGCCGTTCCTGCGAATCGGATTGCTTTGCATTTTGAGAAGGAGACGGTCGTTACGGAAAGACCCAAGACTATCCCGCGCCATCATGGCGAGTACGGAGAACTCAAATCCGTCACCTATCTGCCGGATGATGATGCCGCGCTCGACTATGCGCTTTCCATGGCGCATCAGAGCCGTGAGAAGTCCGACCGAAAGGTAGGTGCCTGAATATGGGTAAGATTATCGAGTTGTCCCATGACGATGTTCAGAACGAACTTGCCTATGCTCTCATCTGCGAGACTATGGAGGGTGCATACTGGAATTCCGGGCGCAGACGCCGCATGTTCAGCAAATCCTTTACGCGCAGCGAACAGCAGCGCATCTCGAACATTAAGGCTAAGGCTCATAAGTGGTATCTCGTTACAGGCGTGCCGGAAAAGGTACGCATGAGTTACGATAACTACTTGCTGTGGCAGCGCCTTGCGAACTTCTGTGCAGCTATCTGAGTATCAGCAATACCATACAGTGGGCTTTCCTTTTTGGAGAGCCCATTTTTACTTGCATGTTTGTGCGAACCGAATAGAATGGGTATTGTACGATAGATACCATTCCAAATCGAAAAGGCTTTCTGCCTTTCGCACATTCACAATTTCGCTTAAAGGGCGGACTTCTCAATTCTGAGAGGCCCGCTCTTTTTGCATCCAAAACACAAAAAAGGAGTTTGTATCATGAACAAAACTGTACCAACCATCGAGGTAAACCCTATCGACGACATCCAGCATCTGCTCGAGGAATCCGGCTGCTATGAATCGGAAATCGAGATGATGAAAACCGCTGGCACCTACGATACATTTGTCCGCAGGGTTCACGATGCCATCGACTGGGATTATCTCTGCACGCAGATGACTGAACTGGAGAACAACACGATTGCCGCCGCCATCGACAAAGTCTATGGCATGACTACCAAGACGGAGGATGATGCGTGATGTTTAAGAATCTGGTGCGTTCGGAAAGATACCTCATTACGGCTGTGCTTTACCTGCCGAAAAACATGGACACCAAGATGGTTTCGTTCCTGTCTTCGGGCGCTGGCACCGCAATGCTCGATGACTTGGATAAGCGCGGATACCGTGTTTTCTGTGTTTCGCTCAATTTTGAGCTAAACGCCGAATTGACCAATACTTACAGCTGCAAGCCTGCCAATTCTCTGCTCGAACTGATGAAGCGTGACCTGCGCCTTTTCTCCGAGCCGCACATCTACATCGCTGGGTACTGTGACCGGAACGCATCCGAGTGGCAGATGGTCAAGAACTCGACCACAGGTCTTCCACTCGTATCGCTGGTAGACCATCCTACCGATGCACGGACAAAAGAAGCGTTCCTCTATCGTCTCAATGAAAATGGCGAAGCCTGCATGGTGTTCGATTCCGCTTACTTTGGTTCAGAGCACACGCCGATTGGCAGCTACCAACTCACCGAAAAGGAAATCCACGCCGTTCAGGCAGCGCTTCGCAGCGAGAACTATATTTACTAATCACAGAAAGGAGTATGTAACCATGAATCTTATCATTAACACGGTCGGCGGTCAGTTTCTGACTCTCACCCCGGAAATGCTTCAGGAAAAGTTCGGCCTCAAATCCGACATTCTTTTGCTCGGTATTGAGGTATCTGACGGCAATACCGCAATTACTGCTCAATCCTATACCAAATGGGAGTGCGCAGGCGATACGATTTGCCCCCTTATCGATGTAAATGTGAAGAATGGCGGCAAGGAAATGCAGGCAGCAATGTTCCAGCTTCCGACGCCCGAAATCCCTGCTCCGTTCTGCCGTCTGTATGACGAGCAGGGCAGCGATGAGGAAGACTGGTTCGCGGCCGCAAGCTTCTCGCCCCGTTCTGACAATGATGACAGCAAGCATCCTGTGTTTGTGGACGACAGTTTCGGAAAGCCTGTCCCGGCATCTGATGTCATCCAAAACCGTGACGGAGAGTTTTCTTCCCGGTGCTCGACCAGCAAGGAACTGTTTGATTTCAATGTCGAGGTCGCACAGAATCGCTGAGTTCGCTTTTGCTACAGCAAATTTATGTATGACAGGGAGTTGCCTTCGGGCAGCTCCTTTTTTTGTGCCTTTTTTCGTTGCACATTCTTGCGAACCGCATAGACTGGTGTTTAGGAAGGTGTTTTCATCCTTGAAAATTAAAAGAGAAATGCCTGTTTCAGTATCACCTACACTCAAATCCGCGTTTTCACTCGGGACAATCGTTAAGGTTCGGCAGGACGCCGACCAGAAATATATAATTATCGGCTATGCAACCGATATCGTGCCCTACGCCTACTATGCTGCGCCATGGCCGCAAGGATTCATTGACGGTGACAGCGTTTTCCTCGTCGAGCCGAACGAGATTTCCGGTATCGTTGCAGCAGGTACGCAGAACACCGAATCCGTCTTGTTCCTAGAGGCGCTGGATGAGGTCATGCAAAAAGGAGACAGTTTATGACAGTTAAAGAACTGAAAATAATGCTCAATGACATGCCGGACGATGCTATCCTGCTGACTCGGAGCGCTTTGGATGTATCGGAATTTGAACAAGCCACGGCGCGGGAGATGACTGTTGTGAGCGTTCGCGGGCGCATTATGCTTCCGCGTCGGGCTTATGTGTGTGACCTTACGCCGGACGGACCCGCAAAGAAGGCAGTCTTATTCAACTGAAAGGAAGTGACAAAATGCGTCCCATCAACCAAACACCTCAAAGCGCCGATGGTGCCTACGAACGCGAGACCATCATCAATTTCTGCGATGCAGAGAAAACCTGCTCGTATTATACGCGAAATTATTCGCGGATGAACGAGTTGCGAAAACTTGCAACAGAGCATCCCGATGAGGTAAAGCTGACCATCGATAAGGAAGATTGTGTGGAGGCGGAATTTCCGAAAAAGTGGGTAAAAATTCGTCCTCCTATGTTCATCTCGGAGGAACGCCGAGCAATCCTGGTCGAAAGCGGCAAGAAACTCGCAGCACTATCGAAAGAAAAAGCGGCACGCAAAGCCGTGCAGGAAAAGGAATAAGGCCGATTGGCTTTATAATATAATTTTTTTAGGAGGAATCATTATGTCCTACGGTTCAGAGGCGGCGGCTCTCAACGCACTTCTCAGCATCTTTGCTGGATTTTGGCTCGTCATCCTGGCATTCTTCGTTCTCAACATTGTGGCCGGCTGGAAAATCTTCGAGAAGGCCGGTCAACCCGGATGGGCGTCTATCGTTCCGTTTTACAACAGCTACATCCGGTACAAAATCTTCTGGGGCAACGGCTGGCTGTTCTTCGTCCCCATCGTCTGCACTGTGCTCGGTGGCATCCCGCTGCTCGGCACACTACTGGTCATCGTCGGCGTCATCATCAACATCGTGACTCTGTACAAGCAGAGTGTCGCGTTTGGGCAGGGGATTGGCTTCACCATTGGCCTATTCTTCCTGAACCCCATCTTCAACATGATTCTGGCGTTCGGTCAGTATCGGTACTTCGGTATCCCGCAGGATGGTTACTCTTACGACCAGATGAAGCAGAAGTATGATACCTACAAGGCTGCTCATCCTGCTCAGGCTCAGCCTCAGTACCAGCAGCCGCCTCAAGAGCAGACCCAGAACCCCAACATGACTTATCAGGCTCCTGCACAGTCTCAGCAGCCTGCCGCGCCGGTACAGCCTCAGCAGCCCACTGCACCGCAGCAGCCGACTGAAAACCAGGGTCAGTAAAATCAGATAATTGCGGCTATTGCGGACTTTCCGAAGCGGGAGGTCCGCTTTTTTGCGGTCGTTTTCCGCAGATATCCTTTCTTTTTCGTCTTGCCAAGCTGTGCGAACGGCATAAAATAGTAGTTGTACGATAGATACCATCTACTAAGGCGCTATTTGCGTTCGTACAATTCACAATTTCGCTTTAAGGCGGACTTCCTGATTCTGGGAGGTCCGCCTTTTTGCGTTCATTAAAAGGAGAACAAAAATGAAAGTAGCATTTCTTAACTGTACCGACGAACTCAACCCGAAAGCCGGTTCCGAACTTACCTGTGTGTTTCTTGACAAGATACCGGGAACCCTCGAGTTTTGCAAAAAACTCAAATTGAAGGACCCCAACCTGTATTTCGATGCGTATGTCCACAATGGGCAGCATGTGAATGCGTCTTACGAGTATCTGAAAGCAGGCGTTCCTGCAACGGTCGAAGAATACACGCCGCTGCTAAATGAACTGTACGCTGTCGGTTACGACAAAAACAGCATCGAAGTATGTCAGGATTTCAAATTCTGATGTAAAAAAACGCATAGAAAGGAAATAAAACATGGATAGTAGTTGGAAGAATCTGCAGATTCGTATGGAGGCTGCTTGGAACATGCGCACGACCCCAAAAACCAAGCGCCCTAAAACCGGTGATATCATCAGCAGCGCACATTCTCTCGATTGGAACAAAAAGAAGGTGCGGCAGCTTCAGCAAGCGTGGAACGACGAGGTAGCAAAACTGGTAGCTGACCGCAACGAAGCTGTCTCGGATGTCATGGTTGACATTCTTGCCCTTATTCAGATGGATGTAAAAAGCGCTTCCTCTGTTCTTATCAGTGAAGAGACGGCAGAAATGGTCTGGGAAAAGGCGTATGAGCGTGGTCACGCGAATGGATTTTCTGAAATCTATTACGCCATTGAGGACTACGAAGAAGTTGTCATCGAAGCTTTGAAAGGGAAAGAAAAGTAATACAGAAAGGAAATAAAGACTATGACATTTAACAACGCAAAAAATCTTCATAACGAAGATGAAGTAACAATCAAAGAAACCGGAGAACATATGTGTGTATTGGATGCATATGTAAATCCAAACAATCCAAAGCAGGTATTGATTGAATGTGATGATGGAAACACTTATACACATCACGAAATCAAATGAAAGGAACGAATAATCAATAAAAATCAACGCTGAAAGGAAAATTTGAAATGCTTTCTGTTAAAGCAGGCGATTATCTCTGGATGGTCGAGTTTCGCTTTGGAGTTCCTTATCCCGAAACGATTCGCAAGATGGTAGTCACCCATACGGATGCTGACACAAACCATTTTGAATGCATCCCGACTTCTGGAACTGCAAACCGCTTATACGAGTTCGATGCCAACGGTGTTGAGTATCGAGAAGATGCCGCAGTCGGCTATGAGCAGTATTTGCTGATTTTCGCAAACAAGGATACCATCTACGATATTTGTGACGCCGTCAGATGCACAAAAGCGTTGTATATGGCAGCGCAAAACGATTTTAATAATGCTTCTCTCGAAACCCTTAACGCTGCCGCTGAGATTCTCGGCGTGAAATACGAGAGGGTCAAGAGAAGGTAAATGCAAAGCAAGTCTCAGCACATCTTGTGGCTTGCTTTTTCTGATGTTCGATATTGCTAATGCCGCCAAATGTATTGTATGATAGATACTATGGCGGCTACACTGAAAGGAACTGAACTATAATGACTGAATATATCAATACCTACAATGAACTCTGCGAGAAGGTCAAGCGCTGGAGCGCAGCGTATTATGAGCAGGATGCTCCTGCCGTAACGGATGAAGAGTACGACCGTGCAATGCACGAGATTCGTGACCTCGAAGCCGCGCATCCGGAACTCGTCACCTCCGACAGCCCCACACAGGTAGTCGGCGGCAAGCGCGTTATCGGAATTCCGGTCGAGCATCGTGTTCCGATGCTTTCGCTTCTGGACGTATTCTCAGACGACGAGGTGCGCGATTTCACGGCTTCTGTGGAGAAGGAATATCCTGATGCCACCTTCTCTATTGAGCGCAAAATTGACGGCCTGAGCCTGTCTCTGGTGTACGCCAAGCCTGTCGGTTCTGACAGAAAGCTGCGGCTCGTACAGGCATCTACGCGCGGTGACGGACATGTCGGTGAAGATGTTACCGACAATGTCAAGGTTCTTGGCATCCCTGTCAATATCCAGATGCCGGACGGTATCTGGAAAATCGAATTGCGCGGCGAGTGCTATATGAGCGAAGAGGACTTTGAAGCGACCAACGCCAAGCAGGAAGCAGCAGGGAAGAAGCTGTTCGCCAATCCCCGCAACTGCGCTGCTGGTACGCTGCGTCAGTCGGACCCGGCTGTCGCAAAGGAACGGAACCTGAAAGTGTTCGTCTTCAATGTGCAGAGTGTCAATGACGGGGAGGATTCCTCTGAGTTTGCCGACTCTCACTGCGACCAGCTGAACTATCTGCGTGATGTCTGTGATTTCAAGACCACTTACTACGCGCATTGCAACGATGCCAAGAGTATCCTTGCCGCCATCCACGACATTGGGGAGCATCGGTATGATATCGATTACCCCATCGATGGCGCTGTCATCAAGGTGGATGAAATCGACATCCGCAAGAAGATGGGCGAGCGGACCAAGACTCCTAAGTGGGCTATTGCTTTCAAGTATCCCGCTGAGGAAAAGGCTACGGTTCTTCGCCGTATCGTGTTGCAGACGGGTCGTACCGGCCGCGTCACTCCTGTGGCGGAATTCGACCCGGTACAGTTGGCCGGAACCCGTGTTGAACGTGCTACGCTGAACAACGCGGATTTCATCAAAAATCTTGACATCCGCATCGGCGATACCATTGTGCTGCATAAGTCCGGTGATATCATCCCGAAAATCACGATGGTTGAGAAGGAAAAGCGTCCGGCAGATGCTGTGCCCTATGACATGTCCAGTCAGGTTTGCCCTGTCTGCGGCGAGCCTATCGCTTCCGTGAACGGGTCTGTGGACCTGTATTGCACGAACGATGCATGCCCCGCTAAAACGGTCAACCGCATCATCCATTTCGCATCCAAGGCGTGCATGGACATTAAGGGGCTCGGTCCGCAAATCATTCAGGACCTGGTCGATAGTCGGTTCATCTCCAACCCCGTAGACCTGTACTGGCTTTATGAGGAAGAATCCGAACTCATCGACATGTACGGTGAAAAGACGGCTAAGAAGTTGCTCGCAGCCATCGAGAACTCCAAGACCCAGAACGCAGACCGTGTTCTTAAAGGCCTTGGCTATCGTCTTATTGGCGGTCATGTTGCTCGTGCTCTGTTTACCCAGTGCAAGGCAACGGACGGAAACCTGCTCGGTTTATCTGCCTTGTATGTGGATAACATCAAGGATTGTAACATCCCCGGTTTCTCTGATGCCATCTATGCCGCTCTGGATGCAATGCTCTCTGACCCTATGTTCAAGCAGGAGGTCACAGCACTGTACAAGGCTGGCGTCAACCTCGATTACCATGCACCGAATGCATCCGCAAACGGTTCCGCTGAGGATGCTGTATCGCTTTCCGGTAAGACTTTTGTAATTACCGGAACCCTGCCCACGATGAGCCGCGAAGAGGCTAAGACCTTTATCGAAGCACACGGCGGTAAGGTGACCGGCAGCGTATCCAAGAAGACCAGCTACCTGGTCGCCGGTGAAGCCGCAGGCTCTAAGCTTGATAAGGCCAACACTCTGGGGATTCCCGTTCTGGACGAAGCAGGGCTTAAAGCTATGGTAAACCAGTGAGGTGGCACTATGTACGACACTAATCGGTTTATCCATGCCGCTGAGCCTTGCGCGTACCATGAGGCATTTGCCGAGGATATGAGACGCTGCGACAATGCACTTGGTATGGGCGGACTCATGGGCATCAACGCTGAATGCTGGCTCGATGTGCTGAACGGTATGACGGATGCTCAGATTGCTGAGTATGTCAGCACCAAGTATAAGCCCGGCATCCTGAATCCGTTCAGGGACACCTCGCTTTACATCAAGCACTAATCTTATCAGCCGTTCCACCTCTCGGGGTGGGGCGGCTTTTTCTTTTGAAATATTGTCTTGACGGCGTTTGCGAACAGCATAGAATGAGTATTGTACAATAGATACCAAACCACGACCAAACATTTATAATCTGACAAAATTCAGACAGGCACCAATCAGGTGACCTGTCTTTTTTTTGTTGCAAGACCGCGCATATGCGGAGAAAGAGAGTTTGAAATGAAAACCATTAAATCCATCATCGTTTTACTCGTTGTGATTCCCGCAATGGCTGTCTATGCACTTTTTGAAGCCATCAACGCATTTGCAATCGAGATTGACTTGGTTCGTATCCGCACCATGATGCGTTGCTGCCGTAAGTTTAAGACATTGTGACTACAAGTCGCTCATTTTTATTTATCACAAGCCTCGAAAATACGAGGAGAAAGAGAGTCTACCATGAATACCAACACTATCAATTCCAAGAACGTCATTTCCGGTGTCAACGATTTAGCTACCAAGTGTCCTAAGATTTCCGCTATGTGGAGTGCCAAGAACACATACACCCCCAGCGAAGTATCTGTAGGCAGCAACAAGAAAGCGTGGTTCGTGTGCCCCGATTGTAAGCAGGAGTTTGAAGCCCGTGTTTTCCATGTTGCAAGGTCCTTGATGCGTGGTAATACCGGTTGCCCTGTTTGCGCAGGTATCAAGGTTGTCCCTGGCATCAATGATTTGGCCACCATATGCCCCAAGGCTTCCGCCATGTGGAGCAGCAAGAATGTCTGCACGCCCAGCGAAGTATCCGCAGGCAACCACAAAAAGGTTGTCTTTGTATGTCCGGATTACAAGCAGGAGTTTGAAGCTTCTATCTGCAATGTAGGTCATGCCGCAAAAAATGGCAGCACAGGTTGCCCTGTTTGCGCAGGTCGCAAGGTTGTTTCTGGTATCAATGATTTGGCTACCAAGTGCCCTATGGCCGCTTCCATGTGGAGTGACAAGAACGATTGCTCTCCCAGTGAAGTATCTGCAGGCAACAACAAGAAAGCGTGGTTCGTATGCCCCGACTGCAAGCAGGAATTTAAGGCTTCTATTTGCAATGTCGTTAAATCCTTGATGTACTACCATACCGGTTGCCCTGTTTGCGCAGGTCGCAAGATTGTTCCCGGAATCAATGATTTGGCTACCCAGTGTCCTAAGGTTGTTCCTTTGTGGAGCGACAAGAACGATTATACTCCCCGCGAAATTTCCGCTCGTTCGGAAAGACGCGCCATCTTCGTATGCCCGGATTGTAAGAAAGAGTTCGTGACAAGCGTTCGCGCCATGACGCGGGCTATTGCATCCGGTGCTACCTGCTGTCCCGACTGCAAAATGCGGATGCGCACTATCAGTGCAGCTCGCAAGGATGAGCACGATTATGCGAAATCCGTCGGCACTACGATAACGATGAAGGATGGCAGCAAGGCTACCTGCACCGCTTATCACGGCGTTAATAACATTACCGTTGAGTTCGAAGATGGTTTTGTTTTGTATCATGCTCGCTGGAACCAGTTTGTCCGTGGTTCCCTTCATCACGGGCAGAAAACCGTCAACAAATAACCGGGTGGGCGGCTTTTTTGTTTGGAAAAATCAGAAATTAGTGTTGACAGCACTTGCGAACGGCATAGAATAATAATCGTACCAAAGATACCAGTATCATTACCTGTATAGGTAGTGCAACAATAGCCATATTCACAATCCTCTTTTCTTGAAAAGGACAGACACTCGTCATGGGTGTCTGTCCTTTTTCTTTTGGAGGTTTTTGCAGACTATCTGTTTTTGGTCATGTAGGAGTATTCCTGCATCGTAGTACACCACGATACGGTGATAATAATAGATTTCCTGCCTAAAAGGCAGGACGTACACGCTGCGTTAATGCGAAAATCGTTGTTTTGCTGCAAATACAGCAAGGCATCCTATATACATATCCCAGCCGCGAACGCCGCGTTAGAGCATCTTTTATACATGTTCCAGCCGTGGGTACAACGATAAAGTGCGTAAATATAAAACGAATAACAATCAAAAAGGAGAATCCTGTATGTTTAGTTTTGACAAGATAGTTTAGCGAGTGGACGCCTTTCTTAGCAGCCATAAGATGTTACGCCATCTTTTCTGGCTGCTGATAGACCGCGTGATACTCGCGCTTATCGACCAAATTCCAATTCCCGCAATTATCGTGACCGTGATTGCTTTAGCAGCGGTCACGATTTTTATCGCCTGTCTGCTTTCTAAAACAACAGACAAACACAAAAACAAATAACAATAAACCCCTATCTTAGGGCTCTACCTGCTGTGGAGATGATTTCAAGAGCAGCACGTTGGCCCCACGATACGGGGTATACTATGAAAGCACATATTTTCAATGTTGGCATCACCAAGAACTATTTCAATGCCGTCTCCAACCAGTTCCTTCCGATGCACAGCGCCGCTTGCGAGCCTATGGACAACATCCTGTCGAACAGCACCGGCCCTGTAAACGCTCTGGTTGCGTTCGTACCAGGTTCCGAGAAGGACCTAATCGGCATGGTTACTGCCGACTGGGGCAACGGCATGGACATCGACGAGGCGAGCGAAAGCCTGCAGTTTGGCTCTCGTCACACCGATGAGGGTCCTCTGTGCATCCACGGCGTAGGTCTCAACAACTTCCTGCTGGTCGCCACCCGGAACAAGTATCCGTGGTTCATCGCCACCAAGAAGCCGGAAGAGGATTCCTACCACCTCGTTGACGGCCCCTTCGATACCAAGATGAAGATTGTTGAGCAGCAGGATATCCCTCTTGCCGACATCGTCATGCGTGATGCCTACAAGCCTCTCGGCGCTCCCTCCACCATCATCTATGTAGAGATGGATAAGAGCACCGCGAGCACTATGCTGACCCAGAATGGCAGCTGCGCTCCGAGCAGGGTTTCCAGCCTCAATGTGCTGCGCCGTTCTATCGCGGAGCATTTCGGTGTCAAGTATCGCAACTACCTCAAGCCCGATGATTCCGGTGCCGCTCCCGCCCGTATTCTGATTCCCGACTATCAGATGGCGAACGGAAAGACTTGCGATGTTTTCGTCAAGCCTATCTTCCAGCGCTACAAGGCTGTGAATGCCACGCATCATCTGAGCGTGAACTACAAGGGTCACGATATCCCTGTTTCCGTTGAGGTCGGTCTGCTCAATGCGGCCGCCACCCAGACGCGTGCAGTGACCGGCGGTTATGCCTTGAAGCACTATTATCAGGGAAATATGAGCACCCAGGGTGTGGATATCCAGCTTGGCGACCGCGTTATCGCTACCGCTCAGTTGGATACCATCTGGGACCGTGCTCGCCATCCTTCCTTCAACCTGTTCACCGGCACCATCGCCATCGATATCTCTGACCTGCCGCGTGGGTTCCTGAACACCCTCGCAAACAAGTCCAACATCGATTTGAGCGATGAGGGCTGGCGTGCCATCTTCGATGCTGTGAAGGATGCTGTTCCTGTCGTGGAAGACAAGACCTGCCCCCTCGAGGAGTACGCAAAGCAGTTTGCTGAGCGTATCATGAACAACACCGGCAACAAGGTCGAGCTCCAGTTTCCTGTATATGCGAACCGCACTCGCATCGATGTTCTTGAATACATCGACGAGAACCACTGCAACATCTATGATTTCATGAGCACTGCTGCTAACATGAAGTCCGTTGCTGAACTGCGCACGCATTGGGACGGTATGGTCTCTCAGGGTTGCCAGCCGGTTTCCGCTACGATGTTCACCACCAGTCGCGGTCCGATGCTCAGCCACACCTGTGAGGAACTGAACAGCCTTATCCAGTCCATGCCCGATGACAAGATGAAGGCGGCTCTCAAGGTTGCGAAGGGTGATGTTGCGAAACTGCCTCACTACAACCTCGAAATCGTGGTAGACAAGAACCTGCCTCGCTAATCACACCAATACACTTAGCCGTTGCCCTTTGGGGTGACGGCTTTTTTGTTGTCACCTGACAAACAAAATTGTTCCTGTCCTCACCCAAAATATAATGAGAGGTATAGCATTTTGTGCAAATATGTGCTATAATTGGCATAAAAAGGGAGGGACCGGTATGGCTGAAAACAATAATAACAATGGCAAAAAGAAGAATGACATTTTTACGAAAATCAACGATACTATATCCACTTTTCTCGATGGTTACCCGCCTGCCGTTCAGACCGCCGCAAGGGTCATCGTCTTTGGCAGTATGTTCCTGCTCGTCATTGGTATTCTCCATCTCATTTCGCCTATCATTATAACGGTTGTTGGCAATCTCATGAGCCTCATCTTTACCTACGGCATTTTGGCGCTTATCGTCATTTATATCGTGTACCGGGCAAAACTCGTAATGACCCGCGATGAGAACTCCTTCCTGCTGAACGAACGCTTGAAGTATCAGAAAAAGGAATACGAGGAACGCGAGCGCAGAAGAGCAGAGCATAACAAAAAACAATAAAATCCAATAGCATTTTCGCTGTCCAGCTTCGGTTGGGCAGCTTTTTCTTTTTGTAGCGATAATTTCCTGTTGCCAATACTTGCGAATCGCATAAAATTAAACTCGTAGGAAGGATGTGGTCACTTTGAAGCTTTTAGAATCCGTATTAGGGAAGGTAGCTACCATCGGAATGGCTGGCTATCTCTTTGGCTGGCTTTGCTTTATCGCCTGCGTCATCTGCACGCTCGCAAAAGCCGCACAGTGGCGCGATGTGGTCGGCTATTGCGCGTTTCTTCTCGGAGGCAGTTCGTTGCTCATTGCCGTTGGCTTTTTGGGGCTTGCGGTCATTGGTCATATTCAGTACAAACGATACAAAAAAGGAGGCAAAGCACTGCCTAAATAATAAGACAGTGCAAAAACAGTATGCAACACAAGAAAATTCTATTCGCCGCAGCTGTCATGATGGCATCCGTAGTGATGTTTACCGGCTGTGCATCTCAGGAGATTCAGGACCGGAAAGCGGCTTCTGAGGCAGCGGCTATCGCCGCCGCACAGCCCACTGCTACACCGGCACCGACTCCTGCACCTACGCCAGAGCCCATCAATGCATGGTCATTGCTTGACAACCTTCCGGAGTTCGCTGTAGGGACTCTGGATAAGCCCAATATGACATGGGCGGACGGGTTGCCCTTGGGTGTGAATCCTCTGACTTATGAGGACGGCGCGTTCGTTTCAGGACTCTATTCCTCTGCGTCCGGCAGCTCTACACAAATCAAGAGCGTGTCCGTGAAGGATTTGAACGAGATGCCGATTTCCGGATACCTGAAATTGTCCGTTCTGGAAACGGGGGAGACGGTCATCGACAGTATTGAGGATGCCGTAACCGGAGAAGGTCTGGAAAAAGATATCTCGGATTTCTGTGTCTGTACCGAGGGTGAGAATGGGGAATCCGCAAACTACTACCAGATTGGCTTTAATGGTGGCCCGGTATCGAATGTCATGGACAGCACCACGGCTGCTGCAGACGGCATGACTATCGGGAACGCCTTTGAAAATGGTCTTTACTATTCGACGATGAAGCCTTCCGTTCTGAAGGATTTCCCTGTTGACGGTACGCCCGAGGAGAAGTTCAACGCCCTCTATGCGGTGTTCGGCACCCCGAATGGCCTTTATTGGAAGAACAGCCCGACCGGCACGCAGTATACTTCCTTTGATGAGTTCCGTGACGCGGAGTACAATAAGGAGACCGGGGCCAAGTCCTTCTACCTCGTCTGGAACTACGAGGACTGCACTGTTGTGGCATCCTGCAGCGACCAGTTTGACAGTGCCGATGTGAAGGGCACGGCTATCATCGATATCTACGAGTTCCCGGTATTGCAGGGCACCGAGTACATCAATGAAGCCAGCACCGATACTTTCTGGGGATATCTTGGCTACGGTGATGCGCCTGTCCGTCTGACGGGTCTGTATGCGACTATGCCCGACGCACCTGCTGAGGACGCTGCCGCTGTTCCGGAATCTGCTACAGCAACCGAGTCCGGTGCTGCATCTGATGCTGACAACGCTGCGGATTCTGATTCTGCTGCGAGCGAGAGCACCGATTCTTCGTCTGAGGCTGTAAATTCTTCTGTCACCGTCCAATAATTTTCTCAGATTTCACCTTTAAGCCCTTGCGCGAATGTGCGAACCGCATACAATGAAAAATGTACGATGGATACCAACCGAAAGGTAATTCACACATTCACAGTTCTGAACCGTTAAGGCAGACTTTCCAGTCCCATGGAGAGCCTGCCTTTTTTGTTTTGGAATTTGATTGCAGGAGCCTTTCGGGGTATGCATCGTAAATTTATTTTTTAAGGAGTTTGTTCAAAATGGACGATAACGCTTACCTCGACACTATCAAAGACATTAACTGGGATACCTTCTACCAGCAGAAGATGGCTCTTGAAAGCCTTACCGATTACCTACACCGCAACAAGGAGCAGGAAAACGGTATGTTTGGCAGAGCCGCTGCCTGGATGGAGGGTATCCTGACCATGATGGACGGGTTCACGGATGCTGCTGCAGACGAGAACGCGTTCAGCTACCCTGACCGTGACGAAAATGACCAGCACCTTGATTCCCGATTCAACAATGTTCTTGACCAGTACCCGCAAGCTTTGGCTTGAGATTTCTGATTAAGGAGGATTTTACAAATGCGAATCCGGGAAGGGTGTATTTTGACCGCCACCAATAGCAGCGACGAAAGAGTCAAGTCTCTTATCGGCTGCAAGGGTGCCTTGCATGTCGTAAACGGCGAGCCTCTTCGGTTTGTCGTGGGGACAAATGAGAAAGCTCGCTCTTTTACGACTGCTACGACAAAGCGCCTCGGCGTGATTGGCGTGAATATTTTCGTTTCAACCGTTACCGGGACCGAATACACATTCGAGTTCCGTTGATTTCACCAAATACGGCTGCTGTTCAAGAAGAGCAGCAGCCGCGTTTTTTTGTTAAAGGAGTTGATTTATTTGAATATCATTACTCGTGCTTCCGTAAAGGAGCGCATCCACGTCGAGCAAATCATTCGCAGCCAACCGCGTATGCACAACAGCGACCTTGTCGATATTGTGACCATCCCGGTTCGTAAATGTTTAGGGCTTTCAATGGATGTCTACAAGCCAGTCGGAGAGGTCAAAGAACCACTACCCATCATCCTGGATATTCATGGCGGGGGCTTGATTGCCGGCCGCAAAGAACAGAACCGGAATCTCGGTATCCAACTGGCAAGAAGAGGCTATATCGTTTTTATCCCTGATTACCGTCTGGTTCCCGAAACGGATATCTTCGGACAAATCTCGGATATCCTCGATGCGCTTGCAGTCATTGAAGCAAAAGCGGCAGAGTTCGGCGGCAACATCGAAAAACTCTTCGTTACCGCAGACAGTGCCGGTGCTTTCTTGGCCTCTATGGCCGTTGCTTCGTTACACCATCCTGCCGAGATGCAGCCGGTCATCCGCCGCCTTGAAAGGTATATCCCGCAAAAGGTTCAGGCTCTCCGCGTGACTGCCATGGGTTTTCAGAGTGGGATGTTCTACCTTTACAAAGGTCAGGTTGGATTGCTGGCGAACAACTACATGCAGAAGGGATGGCGCAAAGAGAAGTACGCTTCCTATATTCGTCCCGAATACTATTGCAAGCTGCTGCCGCCGTGCTTTCTTTGTTCCGGAAAAGGAGATTTCCTGAAAGGACAGACAAAACTTTATGTGAAGCTACTGAAAACCAACCACAAGTACCATCAATTCGTATTCTGCAATGTAAAAGAAGCCGACCACGCTTTTGCCGCACTTCATCCGGAAACGGCATGGGGGCAGATGGCAAACGATGAGATGCTGGCGTTCTTTTACCGCTGCGCACGATAAGCCAAGGAGAAATCATGGCACACAAAAAAATTATCGACTCTGTGAAGAAACAGGGTCAAGTAACCATCAAAGACCTCGATGAGTTCCTTCGCTTCGTTATCAACGAATACGATATGCGGACATTTGATGCCAACTATATCAGCATTCTCATTCCCATGCAGTTCGATATCGACAAGGTGTTTGGACTCAATGTCTGCAAAAGAAGTGATGACGACTATGTAATTTTGTATTCATGCTGGTATCTGAACAAGGATGTTTTCGGCAGACAATTTGAAATGCGGCTGTACCACTACGACAACTCTAACGACGATGACGACCTCGGACTCGATATTGTTATGACACAGAGTCAGTACGATGCAGTCCTGCAGAGATTTGAGGAGCAGTACAAAAAGGCTTACGGAGTTGCCATTGAAAGGGGCTGGAAAGACTCTCTTTTTGACTGCGGCGAAAACGAGGAGGAAGAAATTTGAATATCAACCGTTACGCACTTTGCAAGGAGCGCTCCTTGCAGAAAATCATAAGCAAGCAACCGAAACCCAATACCACCGCAATCGGAGTTTGCAGCGAGACGCAGGTCACACATCACATCATCACGAAAAGAAGTGATGAGTGCTTGCCCATCTCTGCGTATGTTCCGAAGCACAAGGAAGGCGACGGCAAGAAATTTCCTGTCATCATCGACATCTACGGCGGCGATTTCGTTGCAGGACGCAGTGCCCTGAACCGGAATTTCGGAACATGGTGTGCGGAGCATGGCTATCTGACCTTTATTCCGGAATACACCCCGGTTCCCGAAACGAATCTGTTCGGGCAGCTCGGCGACATTTTGAAGGCGTTCGTTGTCATCCACCGCTGTGCAGAACGGTATGGTGCAGATATGTCCAGAATGTATCTGGTAGGTGACGGTGCAGGTGCTGCACTGGCTTGCCTCGTATACGCTCTTCTCTGGAACCCTGTATCTATGCAGCATCTCGAAGATGAACTGCCATTCGATGTACCGCAGGAAGCAAAACTCACGTTCAAGGCTGTCTGTTTGCAGAATGGTATTCTTGACCTTTCCAGCAGAAGGATGAACGCTATCGCGCCTTATCTCATCGAAAAGGATTGGAAGAAGACCAGCTACGCTGAGTGCCTGTCACCTAAGACTTACGCCAAGATGCTGCCTCCGTGTTTTCTCGTCACGAGCATCACTGATACTCATAAACGTGACACGAATCAGCTGGCTTGGCAGTTGAAGTTGAAGGGTACAAGGTATTCGGTACATTCCGCGAACAATCTCTTTGCGAAAGAAAGCTTTGCTGCACGGCATCCCGAAACTCGGTATTCGCAGGTAGCCAATACGGCTATGCTTGCGTTTTTCGAAAACAAATAACACCAAAAAAGGAGAATTACAATGGCTAATTATCACAAAAGAAACAGCATCCGTGCGGTCCAGTGGGACCCCGAAAACGCGCAGAGCTTCGAGGACATCAAGAAGCTGATTGCCGAAAATCCCGGTATTGGCTGGAAGGCAGATAACATTGTCCGTAACGACGCCAGCGACAACATCATCATTCGCAGCTTTGGCATGATTGTACTGCGCATCAAGCCCTACGAATATCTGGTGGAGGGCAAGAAAGACAGTCTTTTCATTGTTCCGGCTGAAACTTTTGAACTCATGTACGAGCTGGACAATTACACCAATTTCTGAAAGGAGCTATCACAATGGCTGAATTTAAGAAACCTTACGACAAAGCTTACGGATTCTGGCATGTCACCACGGAAGGTGACTGCGAGGGCCGCTCCATCACCGACCTTGGTGTCTTTGAGGGAAATATCGATACCATCGCGTTGGCGCTCGCCGACAGGTGCTACTATTACACCCTTTATTTCACTGCCGTAGACCCCACCGCCTATGACAAGGCCCCGAAAAAGGATGAAATCAACATTTCCATTTACGGCGCATCCGGCATGTATGACATGACAAAGGAAGAGCGTTTGGACGCGATGCGGAATATGCTGAAAGACCGTCCCGTCTTTGTGCGGGATGGCGACCGCGCCGATACCTTCATCATCAGCACCAAGCAGGAATCGCGGGAAAAGCGCAGGCAGAAGGTTCTCGATAAACTGACTGCCGAAGAGCGTGAGCTGCTCGGCGTTTGACGAGACGATGCAAATGATGAAGGACCGAAACCATGAAATTTCGTTAATGCCGGAATTTGACAGCGAAGAGGCGTTCAATGCTTATTTTGCAAAGGAAACCGCAGCGACAGCACCGTACCGCGATAGGCAAGGACGGCTCGTTCTGGGTGATATCCATGACTTGCCCGAAGTTGTTGAGAAGGTGTTCGCCGGGCATCCGGAATTCACGCATACGTTTTTCCATGAGGGCAATTAAACATTTGCATCTTCGTGCGAGTCGGATATAATTGAGATTGTACGATAGATACCATTCTACTAAGGCGCTGACTGCGCTCGTACAATTCACAATTTCGCTTTAAGGCGGACTTCCCGATGTTGGGGGGTCCGCTTTTTTGCGTCAATTTCAAAAAGGAGTGTATTAAAATGACTAACGCAAATGAAATGGCACAGAAAGGCTTCGACACAGGTTTCACCGATGCCAATGACACCGAACTCCATGTAGGGGACTATGTCCGTATCTGCGGCCATATTGGAAAAATCGTTTTTTCCTGTGGCGCATTCGGCATCTTTATTACAGATGAAGTTCCTTGGGATGCTCTTGAAGAACTGGTTCGGAAAGACAGCGGTAACCGCCCCTCTTTCTTGTACAACGACACCTTCATCAGCTTTTGGGAGATTGTCTGGAACTTGAGCGAGGACACAGACGAGCCGTGCTTGCCCTATGTTGAGAGCATCACCGCGACCGGCGGTATTTTCACCGACGAGAACGGCAATAAGGATGTCTTCATGGGCTGCATCAACGGTTGCTCCGCCACATTGACTCAGTGCGAATACACCTGCGGACGCTACTACACCTGTGATACCGTAGCAGTGGCAAACGACCTCTTGCGCGACGACGAGAAGCGCAAAAAAGAAAACAACTGACGGTTGGGCGTGCTTTTCTACGACCACCAAAAAAGGAAAGTGAGACATTACAATGGCTAAAAAGCGTGCTATCAAAGGAATCACAAAAATCAACCAAAAGCAAGCAGCACTCGAAGGCTATTCCTACGAAAGGGCCTATCATACCGCCAAGCAGGCAGGGAAACCCTCCTACCGATTTTCTGTCGGCGATAAGGTACAGGTAGGTCAGCTTCTGAACTGTGTTGTTGATGAGATTCTGGAAGGCGGGTACATGTACCTTATCCGCAGTGGTCCAAACAGCGATAACTATTCCTGCTGGGCATGGACGAACGTTCGCCCGCTGGATGATGACAAAGACACGCAATTTGCAAAGCGTGACTCTGCGCTGTCCCGTTTGCACTACTCGAACCGCAACATGTACTCCCTTCTCAATTATCACTACCTGTTCGGCGTTGACTTCAATCCCGATTATCAGCGTGGTTCTGTTTGGGATGAGGAGGACAGAGAGAAACTGCTGGACAGCATCTTCGCAGGACGCGAAATTGGTCGTTTCGTCTTCAAGCAGTTGCCCTTTATTCGCGCAAACGACGATGGCAACTACTACGAAATTGTTGATGGCAAGCAGCGTATGTTGACCCTGCTTGCTTTTTACGAGAACCGATTCCCGTACAAAGGCGTATTTTACAACGACCTTTCCGTTCTGGATAAAAACTGGTTCATGGATGCTTCCATTGGTGTTGCTGAACTTGACCAGAATTCGACCCGTGCGGAGGTTCTGGAGGTCTTCCTCGCTCTGAACGAAGGCGGTAAACCTGTCGCAAAGGAAGTCCTTGACCATGCACGCGAGCTTCTGAAAGGGGAGACGGGCAATGGCAAAATGTAACTGTTGTGGGCGCGAAATGCTGACGGCCAACGGCTGCTTGTATAAGCGCGTGGTCGTCAAAGGCAAACGCAAGAAAACTTTTAACCGTATCAAAGTCGGTGACCCCGGTGACTGGTACGAAAAATTCGTTGGTACTCCGGAAGAGAAAGATATCCGCTGTGGTGATTGCGGGGCCAAAATTGGCTACTATCACCACTATGGCTGCGACATCGAGAAATGCCCCATTTGTGGAGGTCAGTTCTTGAGTTGCGATTGTCTGGAAAACTTCGATTCTGCTGTGCTGACCATCTAAAGAGGTAATATAAACTATGTTGACTTTTACTGTTGAGGAACTGATTCGTTTTCTCTCAAACTGGACCATGACCTTTTTTGAGGGCGCAAAACGCAGCGATGACATCGTGTTCTCCCACTATTACTCGTTTTTCAAGCGTCCGGTTTTGGTTAAGGAGCATCAAGTTGAATCGCTCTATGTGATGGTTCAGGACCGAGATTCGTCGGACAATAAGAAGCCATCATTTTCACGATTCGCAAAATGGGAATTTGGCGGCTTCATTGTGGATAGCAAAACTATTTACATGGCCTCCAAACCCGTAAAAGCGTTGCTTCAAAGCAGCGATTTCATCGACGATATGGATGTCTTCGAGAAACTGGACAGTATCCGTATTCCGCTGTTCCGAAAGAACATTCCGGCAGACCCCGCAATGTTTCAGGATAAGGATACAGTGGATAAAGCAGTCCGCAATGCTTGCTCCGCCTTTCTTTTTGGAACTCGATGCAATGAGTTCTCCAACCTGATTCGAACTATGTATCCTCTGAACGATGACGATGTGATTCACTATTTGTCATCTCCATCGGATTGGGCTGAAGAGACAAGTTCTGTCATTACGGCAAGCAACGGAACGGCATCCAGAATTTATTACATGGCCCGGCTGATTGCCATTGATAGGATGTCGGAACTATTCCTTACGTTTTATGAGCACGACAGTGCCGACCCTAAGGACATCACCAATGTGTGCAAAAGCATGATGGATGCTGTCGAACCTTATAAAGTCGTCACTCTCGTCATGGACTATATTGACGACAAGAAAATGGGTGAGCATCTCGAAGTGGATTGTCCCAGCCACCTTATTCGCGATGCGGATGTACTGCGCAGGAAAGGAATCTCCGTGACTCGTATCAGCGCCTTCGCAAAGCCGGAAGACACTCAGCGATTTGTTTGCAAGCATCCCAACCTCATCAAACAGGTTGAGAAGGGAACCAATATGTTCGATGTCTTCGTTTTTCCAATCGATTGTATCACGCGTATCCGGGCTGGAGAGAAGGTTCTGTGGACCAACCCGACCATGTAATGCCAGAGGCATCTAGTATGTGCTGACAATCTGAAAAGAGGTATAAAGAATGCTTAAACAATCCATCGGTATGACCGAGAACGACGCAAGGCAGATTGCCGAAATGTATCTTTCCCGCTACAACCCCACCTATTGGGACGGCAGCGGCACAGTCCCTTCCGAAGCAAACTTTGACGTTTGCCGGGTTGCGGTAAATAATATGTACAATGGCTGCACGCTTGAAATCCAGCTTTGCAAAATCGATGCTTGTCCTTGCCACGCTGCCTCTATCCATTTGTTTGAGGGTGGTTTCTGGACCGGCCATGGTATCGGCTGCTTTGACAAAACGGCCCTGTGCTATGACATCGGTTCCGTACACTCTCTGGCAAGCGCAATCATGCGTATCTGCGCCACCTATGAGAATCTCACCAATTTTCGTAAGGTTTTTGTCGAGCGCCTTGTTATCAGCAAAGAGCGCATGAACGAAATCAAGCAGTACACAGACGAAGGCAAAGAGCAGGACGAGGTCGAGTTCGAGTCTGTGACTTTTGCAGACGGTATGCGCATGGATGTGCGCTGCGTCCCGCGCAAGGATGGTCCTTCGTGGTGCGAGGCTGCTATTTATAGCAATGATGAGGACATCGTGACCTCTGAACCCAGCAACTCGTTTTATAATCATTGGGTCTGCCAGACGGCAAACGCCACCTATCATCTGTACATGGGTATCGCCGACAAATAATTCTTGACCCGCTGTGCGAACCGCATAAAATGGTAATTGTACGATAGATATCATCTACTGAGGCACATTTTCGTGTTCGTACAATTCACAATTCTGCATCACTGAGGCGGACTTTCCACATCGGGAGGTCCGCTCTTTTTTTGTTAAGAATGCAGTCAAAATTATCAAAAACCAGCTTACGCTGGAGAAGGAGGGCTAAGCCTTATGTTTTTAGACACAATTTATAAAGAAGATTTCCACAATTTTCTCAAAAACCCCACTGATTTCATACTTTCCGGAGTCGTTATGAACGAGAATGAAAAAGGATATTATTATCGTTTCATTCGCGTCCCGATGGCCGATGGCGAGCATAGTGTCGAGGCATTATTTGGGCAAATGTGCAGTAACTATCCCACCAGCATGAGCAAAGACCATTTTCTTGAACAACATAACCTTGAGTTTATGGCTTATGTTGTGGACCACGAAAAGACCTATGCTGAAAGCTATGAGTTCCTGCGACTGTTTGATGTCACCTCTGCTTACACCGGTCCCCATTCTGCAATGGGTGAGATGACGAAAACACTGTGGGATTATCTGGAGCAGAAAACAATTCTCGACCATGACTATCTGAACACGCCCGAATTGCAGAACAAGGCTTATGAAAACGCTGTCAAACAGTATGTCCTGCAAAAGAAAGACACCACATTTGAAGAGAGTCTTCGTAAATTCTTTGAGCACATTGATGACACCGCGACTATCGAGTTCTTCGCGAATCCTACCAGATGGGCGGAAAGGGTAGTCAATGTTCTCGATAAGAATCTCACTTCTCGTGATGGCACGCCTTTCAGCGAAAGCATCGGGAAAAAATTTGTTGCTGTCCAACATCTCACCCAATTAAAGATGCTGGAGTTCCAGTCTAAGCCTCATTGTTGGGAAAGTGAGTGCCGTAGTTTGTTTGCTGCGACTGTAAAAGCGAAAAACATTCGGCTCGTTATTGAAGCCAATGGAAAAGAAATGCAGGTGCAATATCCCGCTTCCAACCTGATTACTTTTGAAATGATTAAGAAAAAGGTCATTTCTACATGGGCTATTGCACCGCGCAAGCTCAGCAATGAGGTGAAAGAATTTCTTGCAGAGAACTGCGCTGACTACAGTAAATACTGGTCTGATGATATTCCCATGAAGGCTGTCTCTCGCATTGAAAGTGGGCGCAAAGTTCTTTGGGAAAACCCTATTTTTGAGGAAACCAAAAAATAATTCCAAAAAGGCCTTGCATTCGTATGCGGATGGGGTATAATGGTATACATACGATAGATACCATATCTACCACCAACCGTTTCTCAACCTGCTTAACTTCAAGCAGACACGCCTTTTGACGTGTCTGCTTTTTGTTTTGCAGACAACGAAGGAGGTCCCACATGTACATCCGCAACTTGACCCCGCATAGCGTGACCGTGGCCGGCATCACCATCGAGCCTTCCGGCATAGTCGCTCGCGTCTCCGCAGCGACTGCCGATGCTGGCTCGGTGGACTTCAACGGGACCACTATCCCGCTGACGACCACCGTCTACGGCGAGGTGCAGAACCTTCCCGCCCAGCGCGACGACACTCTGCTCATCGTGAGCAGCCTCGTCGCCGCACGGTGCAAGGACCGTACCGACGTCTTCATCCCCAATGAGCCTATCCGCGACGCAGAAGGGCGCATCGTGGGGTGCAAGAGCCTCGGTCGCGTCTAACCGCACCACCCCTTAGGCAGCACTTGCCTCCTGAACGATACAGGTACTAAAAAAGGTGTTCCGAGATTGCTTGGGTTAACGGCAACGTAGAGCGTGACTGAATATCCACCATCGGGTCACACCAGCTCTATCAAAACGATGGATTGCAATATGAGGCTATATCTCAAAAGTCAGGACAGTCGGCAATGGGACGTCCTGCACCAGAATTTTCTGGCTGTAGAAAGAAGCTGTACTTATACAGTGAGCACTCATTGCGCCAGTACGAGGGCACCAACAGGGAATACATAACCTAGGTGATATGCCGAGCTCGTATAACGCCATATCGGTGATTCTTGTCTGAGAATCGGCGTTGGACTTCACTCCCGGTGCAGAGGAGTAGTCAATCAGGGTCATCCTGAAGCGACGGGTAGCAGGTTTTTGACATCCTCCACGAGGATGGCTTGCTATCAGAATGAATTGTGCTGACACACGATTCTTTCCATTTGAGCCTTGCAGAAATGCGGGGCTCTTTTTTGTTGTCAATTCGTGCGAAATGAGTATATTTGGAAATGTAGAAGCCAAGCACCGAAAGGAGAATCCATATGTGTTGTCTGAAAATTGATACTGAAACGCTGCTGGCGAACTGTCTAAACACTTGCAAGACTTATTCGTTTTCACCGGATGACCTTCAGCAAATCGTAAGACTGATGGCAAACACCACGGATAGGTATATCTTCAGCGACACAAGCGATGATGCGCTGCATGAGGTTGTGTCGAAGTTCCCGGATATGTTCGTTTATTCTGATGAGAACAGAATTGCCCTACGCAACGAGTGGCAGCACGATGACAAGAAGCTGCCGATGGCGTATTTCGACTTTGGATACTCCGCCACTGACATCAAGCAATTGTGCGCCGCAGCGAAAAAACACTGCACCACGCAAAATGAACAGTTGCCAAGTTGTGCGAACCGGGTAGAATAGTTATTGTACGATAGATACCATTCTACTAAGGCGCGTCTTGCGTTCGTACAATTCACAATTCTGCTTTAAGGCGGACTTCCCGAATTTGGGAGGTCCGCTTTTTGCGTTCAAAAAAGGAGTGTATTTGAAAATGGTGAACAAAGCAGCCAGTACTACTTGTCATTCATGCGACAATCCGTACTATGTGCGGGCACAAATCATCGCAAAAAGTGCCGGTAGTCCCGCGTATCGGTTCGGCATCGATGAAAGCGTAAGTCTTCCGGGGAACCAGCATGGCTTTGTCAGAGACATACTTGACGGCGGAAAGATATATGTCGTGCAGATGTTCGAATCTACCGAATACCGCTGCTATGCGTGGCTCGATATGAGACCGGAATACGGATACAAAGACATCGGTTCCGTTTACGGAAAGCCGAACCCTTACAAGCCGCTTCCTGTCAGCAACTACAATCACACGGTTCGATTTTTGCTGGGTTTCCTGTACTTCTATGATGTTGACTTGACGCCCGGCTATCAGAGCCGCCACGCCTGGAATGAGGCTCGAAAGGTCGCATATCTTGCCGATATTTTCGCTGGGAAAAACGCCGGAGAAATCGTGTTTCAGGAAATCCCGTCGTCTGACCCACAGCCAAAGTATCAACTCATCAAAGGTGAGCAAGAAGCCATCACCCTTCGAGAGTTTTACGAGAATCGGCTTTTGTACAAAAAAGCATGCTACAACGACATTCGTGCAGATGATATTTTCTGGTTCAGACATACCATGCTGCGAATGATTGTTTACGACAAAAACAACGAACCTTCCACTACACACGACGAAATACCGATTATCGGCAGGGTGCTTTTCGGAAGGTACTAACACAAATAAGGAGAATATCATGAAAATCCAAAAAATCAACACAGGCATCATTATCACCAAAACCGCGAAGCAGCCGAGCGCGAAAATCGAGTTTTCTCTGGATGAGCTCGATGCGCTTTCGGAGTTCTGCGAGAGGTTGCAGGACGAAAAGGATATCAGAGAATACCTCAACACTGCGGTGACTATTCCGGATTCTGCCGAAGTATCGGCTCCCATTGCCGCCAAGTATCTGCGCGATGCAGCCCTCTTTGAGCAGCTCGTAGACGAAACCAGACGAAGTCAGGAAGATAGCCAGAACGATTTCCTCACTGCCGTCAGCGATGCGGTTTCTTCCATCGAGAAAAGCCGCAATGTCAAAGAATGGCATGGTTTGACGAAGGAGACTGCGGAGCGTTTAGCCCGTGAATTCATGGCAGAACGGAATCCCGGTCGTTGGTCGGGGTTTGGTGAGGTCCCTGAAAGTGTCAGCTTTGACCCCCTCAATTTTCCCATCAATGACATTTATCCCAAAGGCAACAAACCCGCCCTTCGTATGCAGCTTATCAGTGTGACCTATCCCAGCCTTCACAGAGTTTGTGAGTGCAGCATTATTGAAGATGGCGTTGACCTGTGGGCCCGCCGTACGCTGGATTCCATGACAGCCGGAACTGTCGAGGATTTGGTTGAGACTGTTCTGTATGTGGCAAGCATGTACGAGAGAAGCAAGTGCTTTGAACGCATCTTCGTAAACCACATCCTGATGGAGAAATCGGTATACGATGCTCTTATCCACCATCTCAACGACCCTGACAGCATCAACGATGAGTATCGAATCAGTGATGTCGTATTTGCCGCAGACAACACCATTGTTTCCGTCCTTTGGGAAGGAAACAGAAAAGATGGTGTTTCTGGTATGGTAACGCTTGCCGTGAACGGCAAGACGGTATACAAGACAAAGAACACCAAGGTATTCTGCAACCATTGGATTCTTCCATACAACGGTGCCGAATACCATGTTCTTGTCGATGTACTTCCAAAGGAAACCATTCTGGAAGAAACTGTGTATATCAGCGAGCCGTACGCTGAGCGCATTGAGAAGCACCTTCGCGGCGAGGAAGTGCAAGGCGATGGTTCTTCGCTGGGCAAGACTGCGAAATTCTCAGACGGGTTTGAAATGGACATCCGCTGCTGCGGCGGCAAGGACGATTCTTGGACTGAGGCTATCCTGTACGATAATACCGGCAAGGAAGTTGTCGCCACTGAACCCTGCGATGGCTTTACCGGCTGCTGGGAGTTGAAGGACGAAGACGCCAACACGGTATATCGCGCCCATGTCATGACGAAACCGAACCTCAACTAACCAATAGCATTCAGCCGTCTGCCTTCGGGTAGGCGGCATTTTTTTCTTGCCATGCTGTGCGAACGGCATAGAATAGATATTGTACGATAGATACCATCTACTCAGGCGCATTCCTGCGTTCGTACAATTCACAAACTGCAAGCATTAAGCAGACTTATCCTTTTTGGATGAGTCTGCCTTTTTGTTTTTGCAAACCGAGAAAGGAAAATGTCATATGACTATCAGCAAGATTACCAAAAAGAATTTCAGTATCTTTCTCAAAACCGGAGTTCAGATTATTGATGGTGACATCATTTCTGACTCTGGAAAGAACAAAGGGCTTTATCATTTTGTGAAAATGCCCATCAGTGAAAAGGTATGCGCTTTGTACGGGCAAAAGTTCCGGCGCAACGAACTGCTAAATTACCGGAAGGAGCTCATTTACTTCGGCCTTGTTTCTAAGGCAGGTGATGTAACCTTCTATTCGTGTAATTACGCCAACCTGTTTCTGGATGATTATTCCGGGAGCGCAGACAAGGAAACTTATCTGAAAATGGCTGAGTTGTTGTACAAAAAGCTGTGCGAAATGAATCCTGAAACGGAAGCGGAAACGCACAACCCTTACTATATTGCCAACGCACAAAAGATTGCTTTCCAGCGGGCTATCTGCGGGAATGACAATTATAAGAGTGCTCTGACATATCTGGCAGAGGTTGTTCAGGCACCTATGCCGCGAGCATTGGATACTCAGCCATGTTTCGACATCTTCATTCGTTATCTGGAATCTCCTGAAGACTGGGCAGATTATGCTATCAATATGATTGATAAGTTCTATGTTGATGGTAAGCGTCCAGCATTCAGCACAAGCGTGGGCCGTGATGCTGTGGTTATCGAGCAGATGGCACGCCGTTATGTCGACAAGTACAATGAGCCCGGAAGCAAAGAGAACGCTTACAAGAAAATGTTCTCTGCTTTTGGTGACGCGCTAACCGTGCGTTTGAAACTCGAAATTGACGGCGATGTGAAGAAAATTCTGTATCCGGCAACTGAAATTGCCTGTCCGCAGACAGTTGAGAAGGATTCCGTGCCTACGGAATATATTTATTCTCTGCGTATGCGGAAAGAAGTAGAGAATTTCCTTGCAAAACATGGTTTGTCGAATGACAAGATTCCCATTGGTTGTGTCAAAGCAATCTATTATGGGAACCAGACGTTCTGGAATGAAAAATAACGAAAAAAGCAACAGAAAAGGAGTTCGCTATGAACAACATGACTTACGACGACTTCAAAAACCTTCTCAAAACCGGTGCTTCGAAATTCGAAGGAATCGTTATATCGGAAGGAAAAATCAGTAAAGGTCCCTATACATTCTTTATTACTCCGCTAACGCAGGGTGAACACAAGGTAGATGTGTTGAGCTGCCAATACGAGTCTGCGCCGGGCACGCAAAAAACTTATCTGGGATTTGTTGTGGATTCTTCTGATGTTCATTTCTACAGCAAAGATTTTTCCAACATGTTTTTCGATAAGGGTTGTGACGACACCGATGCAATTCGTGCGATGGGGAAATCGCTCTACGATGAGCTTGTCAAAATGAATCCAGTGGCTAAAGAAGATGTGTCCTGCCGTTACGAAGGAAATAAAATCGCCTTCTGTCGTGCAGTCAAGGGCAATCCAGATTATGACAATCCCTATGAAGTGTACGGCCTCATCGTTTGCTTCATATTTAGAAGTATTCAACCATGGTACTCAAAATACAACAAGTTCTTGGTAGACTATCTTGCCAACCCTACCGGATGGGCAGAACGCTCAATTCATGAGGCTGATAAGCAGCTGCCAAGCATTGAAATCAACCCTTTCAGTTCTTCCATGGGTGCGGATATTTTGAATTCCGAAAGACTTGCACAGAAGCTGGTTGCTTCTTATAGCGTACCAGGAACAAAAGAAGAATACTACAAGAATCTGTATCGTTCCGTTTCTGGTCACGATTATGTTCAGCTTCTTATTGAAATTGACGGAGACACAATTTCTCTGGAATATCCGGTGGAAAGTGACTTGACCAGCCATACACTTGTCATCGAAGAGGCACTCCGCACCTTTGTGGCTAAGAAGCGTCCTTCTAAGAAACAAAAGGTCGAGAACTTCTTGGCAAAACACAATATCGAGTTCGCAACCCGTATTCCGGTGAAATATATCCGAGAAATCTATACTTCGGATATGAAGAATGTGCTCTGGAAAAATCCGAAATTCGAGGGCTTAACGAAGTAAGTATTTGGAAGGAAAAATATCATGGCAAACAATATCAACCGCGAGGGATTCAAAAAGTTCCTCGAGTTCGGCACTCCTTCATTTGAAGGCAATATCATTCTTGATTCCGGTGAGCTGTCCGAGTGCTACTACCGTTTTATGCGCATTCCGCTCGCCTATGGTGAACACAAGGTTGATGTTCTGTACGGGCAGCGGTTTTATGGAACCTTGGAAAAGAAACCCGTAACATTCAATCAGGAGATACGCTTCCTTTGCCTCGTTGTCGACAATGCCAAAACCGTCAATGAAACATGTGACTTCAAAACGATTTTCTGCCGTTCTTCTTTTACCTCGGATTCTGTCATAGAGGAAATGGCACAGA